GGATGGTGAGTTACTTTGCAAGACACGAAGTCGATAAAGAGGCCGAAGGCTTCAGCCCCGGCGAAGAGGGCTACCCCTCGGCGGGCCGTATCGCGTGGGCACTCTGGGGTGGAGACCCCGGCCAAGCCTGGGCTAATCGCAAGAGCGAAGAACTGGATCGAGAAGATGAGGGCCGAAATATGGACACGATAGAAAAGCGCCATGTGATCGCTGTCGTCGAAGACGAAGCGACAGTGACGGTGACTTTCGCCAAGTCGCAGTACGACATGGACGAAAGCGAAGAGGCCGACGAGCAGATCGAGGCTTTCGAGGAAGCCGCCGAAGAAGCCGCAGAAGTTGTGGCAGAGGCAGCGCGCCCGAAAGATATCTACGGCCATGAGCCGGGCGATCCCGACTACGTTGGGCCGGGCAAGCGCAAGGGGCCAACAGACCGCGTGTTTCGCTCTGCGGTGTTCGAGCGCGTTGTTACAGATGACCGCCGCGCGACACTCGCGTTCTCGAGTGAGATGCCGGTGGATCGCGGCTGGGGCATGGAAGTGCTCGACCATTCGCCCGGTGCAATCAATACAGAATTTATCGGAAGCGGCCGCGCGCCGCTTTTGGTGGATCACGAGATGTCCGATCAGATCGGAGTCGTGGAGCAGATCAACCTCGGGGCTGACCGCGTGGCGCGGGCAGTCGTGCGCTTTGGGAAAAGTGCAAGGGCCGAGGAAATCTATCAAGACGTGAAAGACGGAATACGGTCGAACGTGTCTGTCGGCTACGTCATCAACGAGATGGTTTCAGATGGGAAGCAAGGTGATCGGGAGATTTACCGCGCAACCCGTTGGATGCCTCTTGAGATCAGCATTGTTTCAATTCCGGCAGATACCAGCGTTGGCGTCGGGCGTTCTTTGGAATCGCCCGCACCGGCTCCGGCTGCTGACCCTGTAATTTTTGTTAAGGAGACGAAAATGGAAGATATCAATATCGCCCGAGAGGGCGCTGCAAAGGCCGAGCGCGAGCGCGTTGCGGCTATTCTTGACCTTGCCAGCCGTCACGGCCAGCGCGAGTTTGGCGAGTCCGCCATTCGTGATGGCGCGTCGATTGAGCAGTTCCGTGGTGCCCTGCTCGACAAGGTGGCCTCCAAGCCGCTGAACGTCGATATGGAAGTCGGCCTGTCAGACAAGGAAGTTCGCGCTTTCTCGTTCGTGAAGGCGATTCGCGCTCTTGCGAACCCGCAGGATCGTGCCGCGCAGGAAGCCGCTCGTTTTGAGTTTGAGGTTTCCGAGGCTGCTGCGAAGAAGGAAGGCCGCACCTCGCGTGGTCTGCTTGTTCCGGTCGATGTGCTGTACAAGCGCGATCTGACGACCTCCACTGCTTCCGGCACGGCGAAGGCGGGTAACACCGTCGCCACCGATCTGCTGGCTGCTTCGTTCATCGACGTTCTGCGTAACAAGATGGTGCTGAACACCCTCGGCGCGCAGTTCCTCACGGGCTTGCAGGGCAACGTTGCCATTCCGCGTAAGACCGCCGCCTCTGCCGCCTACTGGGTTGCTGAGAACGTGGCCCCGACGGAGAGCACCAACGCCCCGGCGTTCGATCAAGTCACGATGTCGCCGAAGACCCTCGGTGCCTACGTGGACATCAGCCGTCGGCTCATGCTTCAGTCGTCGCTCGACATCGAGAACCTCGTCCGCAATGACCTGGCTACCTCGATTGCGGTGGCGATGGACGGTGCTGCGGTCGCTGGCTCGGGCAGCAACAAGCCGACCGGCGTGCTGAACACCTCGGGCATTGGCTCGGTGACGCTCGGCACGAACGGCGGTGCGCCTACGTGGGCGATGGTGACGAGCCTCGTGCGTGAAGTCGATATCGACAACGCGCTCAACGGTGCCGCCGCGTTCTTGACAAACGGCCAGGTCAAGGCCAAGTTGGCGTCCACCTCGAAGCAGACTTCGGGCGTGGAAGGCAACTTCATCCTCGGCCCCGATGTCAACAACCTCTACGGCTACCCGATTGTCGTCAGCCAGCAGATGCCTGCCAACCTGTCGAAGGGTTCGGGCAGCAACCTGTCGGCGATGATCTTTGGCGTGTGGAGCGAGTTGCTGATCGGCCAGTGGTCGGGCATCGACATCCTCGTTGACCAGTACACGGGCAGCAATGCCGGTACGGTTCGCGTGGTTGCGTTCCACGACTGCGACTTCGCGGTGCGTCACCCCGAGTCGTTCGCCGAGTGCAACGAGATCGTCACGACCTAAGAGTGATTGATCTAGCCGCATACGCAGGGCGTCACCGGGGGCAGCGTTGTGCTGTCCTCGGTGGTGGCCCCGCTTTGGTGGATGACATCAAGGCGGTGCGGCCTTTGCTACTGCGAGAGGGCGTGTTGGTTGGAGTGAACCAGCACGCTCTCTTTGCTTAATTTGGATTACATCGTTTATCAAGACAAAGAACTGTGGCCGATATTGCAGGGCCACGCTCCGGTGATTTCGCACCACAAAGATGCGTGCGATATTTGGTCGGGCATCTGTCCCGACTTCGGATTCAGCGGCGGCACTGCCGTATGGATTGCCGAGTATCTTGGATTCGAGCAGATTTACATTTGCGGCTGCGACAACTACATGACGAGCCGCAGATATTGGCACAGCAAAAATGGCGATCTGCGCGTCGAGGATGGCGTGTCAAACATCCAAGCGTGGGTCAAGGTTCGTGATTACATGAAAGAACCCGAGAAGGTTCGGGTGGCGTCCGGTTGTCTAACAAAGGTGTTTCAAGGTTTATGAAAGTCGAAATGATCCGGTCAAGACTTTACAACGGCCAAACTCTCGAGCGCGGTCGTGTGGTAGATGTCGATGATGGCTTTGGGCGATGGCTTATTGGACGGCAGATGGCCGTTCAATATGTTCGTCAAGACTTTTTAACCGAAGTATTCTCACCGGAAAAGAAACGTGGACGCCCGCCAAAGAGAGATTGAGAAGTACCGCGAGGTCTATAAGAAATACTCGCACTATGGCATGGCAGACGACCGGCTTTTTCCGGTGGTCTCTGTGCTGGATACGTTGTCGGGTTTTCTTCTCGATGTCAGTTGCGGGCGCGGCGAACTACTGACCGCAGCACGCAAGATGGGATTCGATGCGGTCGGCACTGAAGCCGTGCCGGAGTTGTGCGGCGATGGTGTACATAACGCGGTCATCACTGCACTGCCGTTTAAGGATCGGTCATTTGATGTCGTCACGTGCATTGACGTGATCGAGCACGTTCTTGAGCCGGATATAATTCCAGGCTTGAAAGAACTCGAGCGCGTGTGCCGTGGAACGATAGTGATCGCTGCGGCGGACTATCCGACGTATTGGGACGGCGTGAATCTTCACCCGTCTGCGAGACCGTACCACGAGTGGGATCGACTCTTTAGGTCGGTGTTCTCTGGCGAGGTATCGCGGATCGGGCCAACCGCAACTAGCGAAATGTGGGCGGTGAGATATGGCGGTTTATAGCAGTTCAGATACCAGAGCGTTCTTTTCGGACGCAGCGACCGACCTTATCTACCGACGCGGCAAGACGCGGTTTAACGTGCGCGGCATTCTCGACTCGCCATACCAGGCTGTCGCAGTAGCCGAGCCGGAGTTCGCATCGGAGCGCATTGCACTTACGATACCGAGCGCATCACTGCCGAAAGACTCGGCAGAGGGCGACAAGATCATCAACGGGCAGGACATTTACACGGTGCGCGAGATACAGCCGGACGGCACTGGCGTGACCGTGCTGGTACTTGAGGCCACTACAGACTTGAGCGCGCCCGCGTGACTTTCGAGAGCGACTTCGACAGACGCTCGATGTTTACCGCAGCCGACTGGGGCGTGGCGGCAATCTACAAGAACAAGGGCGCACGGTTTAACATCGTCGGCATATTCGACAACGCTTACCAGATCGTCGATGTCGCGGAGGCAGGATTCAGCAGCAGCGTACCGATCTTTACGATCCCCACGGCGGCGCTACCCTGCAAGCCTGCACTCGGCGATCTGCTTTTTATTGACTGTGACAAGTACATCGTTCGCAACTTCAAGGCAGACGGCACTGGCGTAACGGTGCTCACGCTTGAGGTGACGACCGGGCTTGAGGCACCAGAAGAAAACAATCTGCTGCTGCAAGATGGCACGAATATGCTGCAAGAGAACGGCGGCTTTATACTACTTGAGACGGGCAACCCATAATGGCGCACGCACGCAAAACGATCAGAGATAGCATCGTCACGATTCTGACGAATGCGGCAGTAGCCGACACGGTGAGTAAGTCGCGTGTCTATCCGATCCCAGCCGATACGGTTTCGATGGCGCTGGTATACACCAACACCGAAACCGTCGCGCAGACGACGCTGACGTATCCCAGAAAGTTCGACCGAGAACTGACTGTCGTCATCGAGTGCGTGGCGCGAGATGCGGACTATTTGGACGACCGGATCGACAGGCTGTGCGAAAGCGTAGAGAACGCCATCGGTGCGGACAATACGCTCGGCGCAGTGGTTAAAGATTGCGTGTTAATCGACACGCAGATATCGCTCGACTTCAGCGGGGATGCCCCGATTGGGTCGGCACGGATGCAGTTTCGGGTTGTGTACCGCACGGCAGAAACCGACGCGGGCACTATTATTAGTTAGGAGGAGTTATGGCAAATCATCATGGTTCAGAGGGAATTGTTCGCATTGGATCGAACAACGTTTTGGAAGTGACGAGTTTTTCGTTTACTGAAACGGCAGAATATGCCGAAGACACTACGTTGTCGGACACCAATAAAACCTACAACGTCACGGCCATTAAGTCGTGGAACGGTACGGTTACTTGCTTCTGGGACGAGGATGCGGGTTCATACCAAGGCGGATTCTCGCCTGGTGCTAACGTCTCTCTCGTGCTTGCGCCCGAAGGTGTTGACTCTGGCGACACCCGCTACAGCGGCAATGCGCTCGTGACCGAGATCACCCGCAATGTCCAGCGTGGTGCTGTTACAGAAATCACGTTCAACTTCATCGGCAACGGCGCACTGTCGGCGGCGACGTCATAATAGCGAGGGTTTATGAACTGGAAAGAGCAGGCAAAATCACAGTTTGCCGACCGGCGCACGCCGGAGACTCTGATTCCAATCGTGGTTCCAGAGTGGAACACCACGATT